GATATTTTTCATAAGAATAGTTATAATGCAATATTAAATTTTTGGGAAACTCAAGGAAGTCAGTTGACATTAGATCAAATTACGAGTTATGACCCTTATCTGGGTAGGATAACCGAACCTTCTCAAAAGTCCGCTTGACAAATTCAAAATTCTGGTCTATCATAAATATGTTCTTAGAATCCCTTGTTGGAATTCTTAACACTTGTCCTTTAGTATAAAAACAAAAAACTTTATGAAAATCGAACAACTGATGCTTGCGCCCGTTGCTCTTGGTATGATTGCTCCCATTGCCGCAAATGCTGCAGAAATGAATCTTGTAGCAGTCAATCAATATGCCACCAGCGATCAGGTTACAAGTGTCACACAGTTCTCTGATGTTCGTCCAAGTGATTGGGCATATCAGGCACTTTCAAATCTTGTAGAACAATACGGTTGCGTTGCTGGTTATCCTAATGGCACCTTTAAAGGTGGTCAGGCAATGACCCGTTATGAGGCAGCAGCACTTCTGAATGCTTGCCTAGATCGTGTTACTGAAGTCACTGACGAACTCAAGAAACTTCTGAATGAATTTCAGGGTGAACTTGCGATTCTTCGTGGTCGTGTAGATGGTCTAGAAGCAAAGGTGGGTGAACTGGAGGCAAATCAATTCTCTACCACCACCAAACTTCGTGGTGATACTCGTTGGGTTCTTGGCGGTATTTCCTACGGTGGAGACAGTAAGGACAACTACAAGAATCTTCGTGAATCTGTATCCTTTAATTATGATGTTCGTCTGAACTTTGATACTTCATTCACTGGTAAGGATCTACTTCGCACTCAACTTCGTGCTGGTAACTTTAGGGATAGTGCCTTTGGTGCCGCTCCTACGCCTCTTACCAAACTAGATGCTGGATTTGAAGAGAACATCGGTAATGCTGATGGTGGTGATGTAGTTGCGATTAATCGTCTCTACTACAAGTTCCCTGTTGGCAAAGAGTTTACTGTTGTTGGTGGTCCAGTAGTTCGTCAGGATGATCTGCTTGCTGTGTGGCCTTCTGTATACACCTCTGATAAGATCCTGAAGGTCTTCCAGTTTGCCGGTGCTCCAGGTGCCTACAATCAGATCCTGGGTGGCGGTGCTGGTGCTTATTGGAAGAGGGGTGGTTGGTCTGTCGGTGCCGCTTATGTTGCCGGTAATGCTGACCAAGGTAATAGTGCAACTGGTGGTATTGCTAACGGGAACTCTGCTGCTTCTAGCACAGTTCAACTTGCATACACTGGAAAGAACTGGAACCTGACTGGTGCTTACAACTACTCCAACTATGGTGTAAGTAATGCTGGTACTTCTTTTGAAACCAGTCTTCTTCCTAATGCAACTACTGGTGGTCAGACTAACTCTGTCTCTCTTGCTGGTTATTGGCAACCCATTAAGTCTGGATGGGCACCTTCTGTTTCCGCTGGTTGGGGTTACAATGCAATCGGTTATAATGAAGGTGATGGTGTAACTTCTCAATCTTGGTACACTGGTCTGGTTTGGAAAGATGTGATTGCAAAGGGTAATGCTCTTGGTGTTGCAGTTGGTCAACCTACCTTTGTTACTAATGTCGATAATGGAAACGCTAATGATGGTCAGTATGCTCTTGAGGCATACTACAAGATGCAGGTAACTGATAATATTTCAGTTACGCCAGCAATTTTCTATCTGTCTGCACCTCGTGGAGAGACTGATAAGAACCTGGATGCATTTGGTGCATTAGTGCAAACAACTTTCCGTTTTTGAGGTTATAAATAAAATCACCTGACTTGTTGGCGCTTTTCAGGTAAAGATTGGGGGGCAGTAATGCCCTCTTTTCTTGTATAAATAGTTTCGCCAACAAGTTAGAGAATAACAATGACTTCACAAAGTCCAAGAATTTACACATATAAAATCACATTTGAAGAAGTTCCTTATTATTACTATGGGGTTCATAAGGAACAAGGATTTGATGAAGAGTATTGGGGAACTCCCGTAACAAACCGCTGGTGTTGGGAATTTTATACTCCAGAGAAACAAATATTGGAACTATTTGAATATAGTGATGAAGGTTGGATAGAAGCGCAAGAAGTTGAAAAAAGAATAATTAAACCAATCCTTAATAATAAATGGTGCCTTAATGAAAATTGTAAAGGGATAATTTCTATAGAAGGATGTAAAAAAGGTGGGAGGATTATGGGAAACTATCTTTATAAAAATGGATTAGGTATTCACGCATTAACAAAAGAACAGCAGATTGAAAATGGAAAGAAGGGAAATAAGGAGGGTAAAAGAAGAAGTGGAAAAAATGCATATCTTATGAAAACTGGAATTCACGCTTTTACTGCCGAAGAAAAAAAAGAACTTGGAAGAAAGAGTGGTCGTATTAATTTTGAGATGGGACTTGGAATTCATTCTTTAACCCCAGAGCAAAGAGTTGAAAATGGAAAAAAGGGTGGAAAAATTGCAGGAAGAATAGTTTCCTCTCAAAGATGGAGATGTTTAGTGACCGGATATATTGCTGCCGCTGGTCCGCTAGCATCTTATCAAAAAGCAAGAGGTATTGATAAGAGTTTAAGAGAAAGATTGTCTTAACCAAATCTTAGTTGACTCCAAACTTTATTTGCGATAGACTGTTTATGAAGTTTATTTTATCTTCAAAATTTTTTATGAAAATTAAAAATCTATTTGCTATTGGTCTAATTGTTGCTACCCCGGTTGCGGCAATTGCGGGGACTACTCTAAACGGTGCGGGAGCCTCCTTTCCATTTTCCATCTACAGTAGATGGTTTAATGATTATGCACGAACTTCTGGGAATAGGGTTAATTATCAGTCCGTTGGTTCTGGTGCTGGTGTTCGTCAATTCATTGCGGGAACTGTTGATTTCGCAGCATCCGACGAACCAATCAAATCCTCCGAAGCCGCCAAAGTAAAGCGTGGAGTTGTTCAAATTCCAATGGTTGGAGGTACGATTGCAATTGCTTACAATAAACCCGGTTGTACTCTTAAACTGACTCAACAACAAACCGTAGATGTATTTCTCAGTAAGATTAATGACTGGAAGCAACTCAAGTGTGCTCCCGGTAAAATCACTACAGTTCATCGTTCTGATGGTTCCGGCACTACATTCGCCTTCACTAACTCCCTAGAAGCATTCTCATCCTCTTGGACCCCAGGTGTAGGCAAGAGTGTTAAATGGCCTGTAGGGGTTGGAGGAAAGGGTAATGAGGGTGTTTCGGGTATCATCAAGAATACTCCTGGTTCTCTTGGTTATGTCTCTTATTCCTTTGTGAAGTCTCAAAATCTTCAAGTAGCGCAACTTCAAAATAAATCTGGAAAGTTTGTTCCTCCAAATGCATCAAGTGGTTCTGCTGCTCTAAATCAAATTAAACTGGATTCAAATCTTGCTGGAGAAAATCCAAACCCATCAGGTGTGAATTCTTATCCAATTTCAACCCTAACTTGGGTTCTTGCTTATAAGAATGGGAATGGTGCAAAGACTGATGAAATTCGTGGAGTTCTGAACTATGCTTTGGGTTCTAAAGCACAAATGATTGCTGATGATTTGGGTTATGTTCCTTTGAGTGGTAGTGTTCTGAATAAGGCACGACTTGCAGTGAATCGTATCAGCAAGTGATCTAAGAACAGTTAGGAAACTGGCACATTACGGTTTCCCAATGCTTGACTTCAAACAAAATTTCATATATAATGACATAGTTCTTTATAAGACTACAATGACCGTTACGACCAATGAGCACGGACAGCAAAACCTGTTCGCAAAGGAACCTGAGATGTATGTGTCTCCAACAGATGCAGAGCGTTATGCACTTGAGACTTATGCTGAAAAAGCAGAAAAAATGAATGGAAAATTTGCTATGTTAGGATTTGTTGCCGCAGTTGTTTCTTATGCACTCACCGGGAATCTCTTCTTTGGTGTAATCTGATGAACGAACTCATTTTTACCGTAACGAGCATTTCTTTTCTTGTGCTTCTGGCACACTCTATCAATCAACTTTCCGACACTTACTAAGGAGAAACAAAAATGAAATTTGGATTTACGCCCGAGGCAGAAATTTTAAATGGCAGACTTGCTATGTTAGGATTTGTAATTGCCGTTGGTACTTATCTCACTACCGGGCAATTGCTTCCCGGAGTATGGTGACTTCTGATATTATCCCAATATTCTGTGGAATATTTGTATCATCAATCGCTCTGACTGTATTGAAATTCTCAAATAAAAAATAACAATATCAATGTACTCCTCCTAAATATTGGGAGGAGTTTTTTTTTATTATATGCCTAGGGGTCAGATCACAAAGGATCATTTTAAGGTTTTGATTCTTGAGCAAAAAAATAAAGTACAACATGAATCTTATAGAGATGAGTATAAGAATTTAGTACATAAACACCTTAATGAACTTATAGATAGATTAGAAGAATTCCGGTATTAAAATGCAAATAGATATACATAACTTTTTTCTGCATTATGACCCAAAGAATCCAAAACACGTTGCAGCAGTAGAGAAACTTGAAAAGGATTTGGAACAAAAGCAACCAGATTTAATTCAAGATAATTCTGGATGGGTAGAAATATTCAGAGAAAAAGCACCAGTTCCTGCACAGACAGGAGTTCTATCAGTTCCATATTACCCACAAACTGATAATTACAGAGATGCTAACCGTACTTGTAACAGTTCTAGTTGTGCTATGTGTCTTGAATATCTTAAACCAGGCACGTTAAAGGGAGCAAAAGGTGACGATGCTTACGTTCAAAAAGTATTCGCAATTGGTGATTCAACAGACCATACAGTTCAAACCAAAGTTCTTGAGAGCTATGGTGTTAAGTCGCAGTTTAGTTACAATCTTTCTTTTGCTGATATTGATAAGAGTTTATCTGCTGGAAAACCTGTTGTTATTGGTATTCTGCACAGGGGGTCTCTTTCTTCACCTACTGGGGGGCACATGATTGTAGTCATCGGCAAGAAAGGTAGTGACTATGTGGTGAATGACCCCTACGGCAGTCTTAACGACGGTTACACGGGCGCGGTGACCAATGGTAAGGGAGCAGTGTATAAAAAATCTGAACTTACTTACAGGTGGTTGGAGAATGGTAAGGATAAAACAGGTTGGGGAAGAATCTTTAAATGACTTTAAAGGCAGGAATAGATTTAATTAAAAAGTTTGAGGGATGTCATCTTAAATCATATCCAGACCCACTATCTGGGGGTCTTCCAATCACTATTGGTTGGGGATCTACTCGTAAGAAAGATGGGTCTTCATTTAAACTTGGTGACACCATTACTCAAAAGGAAGCAGATGAATTGTTGATTGCTCAATGTGAGAATCAGTTCTTACCATCACTTTCTAAAATCCCATATTGGAGAGAAATGAATGACAATCAACGCGGAGCACTTTTATCCTTTGCTTACAATCTCGGTGCTGGCTTTTACGGCGGAAGTGGGTTTAATAGTATCACTCGTAACCTTCGTGAAAAAAATTGGGCAGCAATCCCAAAAACATTAGAGATGTATCGCAATCCTGGCAGCAATGTTGAGGTAGGATTATTGAGACGCAGAAAAGCAGAAGGTAAATTATGGTCAACCTAAGTAAGGTCCCGCAATTCCATCATTCAACATTCTTTCATTGATCGTAACAGGATCTCCAACACAATAAAGAGTTCCCAAAAATCTTCCATACTTATCTTCTTTGGAAGTTTCAATAATCCACTCTCCTTCACGGGAGAGTTCTTTTTTTAGCCATTCTTTTGCTGCCAGACCTTTTACCTTCTCCACTGTATCGGTGGTTCTGGTTTCAGCAGCATCAATACCATTAAGTCTAACTCTATGAGATATTGTAATACCAAAACCTAAATCGATATCAACATCAATAGTATCACCATCAACTATTTTTTTGATGGCCTTGATCTTATAACTATACATTTTTACCTCCTTTTTTCCAAATTCTACGAATTGCTGAACGAACTTCTGGTGCTTGCTGTTTTATTTTGATGTTTCGGTTCTCATTGAAGAAACCATCATTAGTCAGTAATCTAATGAGTATGAGTATCGGAAGAATTATTTTCGTCATTATCCCAGTTAAGAATTTTGTAAATGCACCATAGGGATCCAATCAGTCCAATACCTAATAGTATATTTACACTCCATACTGGGTCAGTCATAATCTTCCTTCTGTTTTATGTATCCATTCCTTCAACTCAGCAACATATTTTCTAAGTTCCTGTGCCTTATTTAGATGCCATTCATCACCACTCTTGAAGTACTCCTGAGTATGATTATCTATTGCCTTCAGAATATTGTGTATGGGAGTATTCCAATGCTCTCTATGGGGAGTATTCCATTCCCGTGGCATTTTTTGGGAAGCAGTTTGAAGTATTTAGATTAGTGAAATCCACAATTGGTCCAGAAAAAAATAAACGACGAGATATTTGAGAAAAGGGGTTGACAGCAGGTTCTGATGGTGCTATGATAAATACATAAGCAAGTCAGGGAATCCTCACATTGCTCCCGTGCTTACCGAGACTTTGCACGATAAATACGTCTCTCATATCTTCTCTAGGGGTGAGAAGAAATACTGATCCTATTCGTCTCCCTACGAATTATTACTTAACCCTTTTTTACAAATGACTGCTACAATTGCTACACGCTCTAATACTAATCTATGGAATGATTTCTGTTCCTGGATTACTTCAACGAATAACAGGTTATATGTTGGGTGGTTCGGAGTCCTTATGATTCCCTGCCTTCTCGCAGCGACTACTTGCTTCATTATTGCTTTTATTGGTGCTCCCCCTGTTGATATTGATGGGATCAGAGAACCAGTTGCTGGGTCTCTTATGTACGGAAACAACATCATCTCTGGTGCCGTTGTTCCTTCTTCTAATGCTATCGGACTTCACTTTTATCCTATCTGGGAAGCAGCAAGTCTTGATGAATGGCTCTATAATGGTGGTCCTTTTCAACTTGTTGTATTTCACTTCCTCATCGGCATTTATGCTTATATGGGTCGTGAATGGGAACTCTCCTATCGTCTAGGAATGCGTCCCTGGATTATGGTTGCTTACAGTGCTCCTGTTGCTGCTGCTACTGCCGTATTCCTAGTCTATCCCTTTGGTCAAGGTTCTTTCTCTGATGCTATGCCTCTTGGAATTTCTGGAACCTTTAATTATATGCTTGTCTTCCAGGCAGAACATAACATCCTTATGCACCCCTTTCACATGTTAGGCGTCGCAGGTGTCTTCGGCGGATCACTTTTTAGCGCCATGCACGGTTCACTGGTGACTTCTTCACTGGTTCGTGAGACTACTGAAACTGAATCCCAAAACTACGGATATAAGTTCGGTCAAGAAGAAGAGACTTACAACATTGTTGCTGCACACGGTTACTTCGGTCGTCTTATTTTCCAATATGCGTCTTTCAATAACTCACGCAGTCTCCACTTCTTTCTGGCTGCCTGGCCAGTAGTTGGTATTTGGTTTACTGCTCTTGGCGTAAGCACAATGGCATTTAATCTGAACGGTTTTAATTTTAACCAGTCCATCGTTGATAGTCAAAACCGAGTAGTTCCTACTTGGGCGGACATTTTAACACGAGCAGGATTGGGTATGGAAGTGATGCACGAAAGGAACGCACATTAGTAAAATAGTGTCCTTACTGAGAAATTGGTAAGTGTAAATCGGATGAATTGCTGGAAACCCTCCAAATATAAGGGCAATCAGCATCCAAGTCTCAGATACATCTGAGAAAGGTTCAACGACTACCTGAGGGATATAGTTCCCTTAATAACAGGCAAGAGCGTCCGACACCTAAGTTCTAATAGAATACGGTGATGATATAGTCTTCTCCATAAGAATGGTAAACTTATGGGTCCAGAGAACTTTCCTTTAGATCTTGCATTTTTAGAATCAACCCCAGTTGCTCTAACGGCACCTACAGTAGGTTGATATAACTTCCAACTAATGGTATAATATTGAGGAACTCTTCGGGGTTCCTTTTTTGTATAAATAACTATAGCACTAACTTTGGATTAGAAGTAATGAAAAATGTATTTTACACTTATGCTTATTTGAGGGAGGATGGAACTCCTTATTATATTGGTAAGGGTAAAGGTAAAAGAGCATATGATAGAAAAAGGCATAGTGCTTATGTCCCATCAAGAAATAGGATTTTAATATTAAAGAAAAATCTTACTGAAGATGAAGCATTTATTCACGAAATTTATATGATTTCAATCTTTGGTAGAAAAGATTTGGAAACTGGTATTCTTTATAATCTAACAGATGGTGGAGATGGACCTTCTGGATATGTTTATACAGAAGAACAAAGGAAAAAAATGGGAGATATGCGTAGAGGAAAGAAGAGACCAAGACAAAGTAAGATTATGAAGGAAAAAAATCATTTACAAATAGTGAATGAAAATAAAATAAACGAATTGAGAAAAAATTGTCCACCAGAAAAAATTGCTGAACTTTATATTGAGGGTAAAACTCTTAGAGAAATAAAATCAATTTTGGGATGTGGGATGGTTTGGATTAGAAAATCATTGGATGAAATGGAAGTTAAAATAAGACATAGAAACGACTATGGAAATCCTATGAACGACAAAGAAGTTAGAGATAAAATTTCTCAAAAAGCAATAGAAAGAGGTGCTTGGTCTGGGGATAAAAATCCAAATTCAGGGGAAGGTATTTGTAGGGATAAAATAATACAAAGAACAAAAGAAGTAAATACTGGAAAACAAAATTGGAAGTATAGGAAACCTAAAAACTAAAATGCTAATAATCCTCACAGTCTTCCAAGTATTCGGATTCTTCCTCTTCATAATGTCTCTGCTCTCTTGACGCCATTCAATAAGACTGCTATAATACGCACAAAGACACAAAACAATTATGACTGAATTCACACAAGAACAAGTAGAAGAATTTAATAAATGCAAAAATGACCCAGTATATTTCATTAACAATTATGTGAAATTTGTAACTATTGATAAGGGACTCACAGACTTCAAACTCTATCCCTATCAAGAAGACCTGATTAATAAGTATCATAACAACCGCTTCAATATATGTAAAAGTTCAAGACAAGTAGGTAAAACTTCAACTGGTCTCTTCTATGTTTTACATCACATAATTTTTAATGATAATGTGACTGATGGGATATTCTCCTTTAATACATTAAATGCTCGTAATAGTTTACAAAGATTAATGACTGCTTATGAAAATCTTCCAGAATGGATGCAACATAAGGTTATCATTAAGAATAAGTCCACATTAGAATTGGAGAATGGTTCTAGAGTTATTGTAGGTAATACAACATATAATAGTTTCAAGGGTCGGATGTTTAATCTTACCTTCCTAGATGAGTTTGCATTTGTTCCAGATAAAGATGCACAGAGCGTAGTAGATATAATGCTCCCTATGTTTACTGCAAATAAATCTAGTAAAGTCGTCATTGCATCTTCATTTAAACCTAAAGATAACTGCTTCAATAAAATCTGGAAAGACTCTGAAGATGGTAAGAATTCTTTTGTAAGAACTACAATCAAATGGTATGAGATTCCAGGGAGGGATGAAGAATGGAAAGAACAGATGATTGCTAATATAGGTATTGATGCCTGGAATCAGGAATTTGAATGTGAGTCTGCAGAGAACCCTTGACGCCATTCAATAAGACGCCTATAATACTCACAAAGTCGCAAAACATTATGAAAGCAACAGAATTTTGCTATTGGTTACAGGGTTATTTTGAACTGGACCAGGCATCCTCAAAACCTGGGAACTCCCTCTCAGACGAGCAAGTAGAGGTCATTCGGAGGCATCTTGCACTAGTCTTTAAGCACGACATTGACCCACAAGCAGGACCATCAAAATATCAGGCAGCGTTGAATGATATTCATGGTGGTAATGGAATGTATAGGTGTTGATAAAAATTAATTATGGATTGGTTAGAACCCCTTAGACAAGATACTGAAAGAATCCGCCAGGAAAACATAAAAATCAGAGAAGAGACTGAAAAACTTAGAGAGAGTAACCGAAAACTTAAAGAATTAAATCAAAACCCAGAAAGACTATCAAAAATCGTTGAAAAGACAACTATGACTGAAAAAACATTTGACCCAAACCCAACAACTGAATGTGTAGCAAAAGAACCTACAGAAAGTCAGATTAGAAAGCGTATGGAATTAACTCAAGAAAGTTATTATACTGCTAGAGAAAATCTCCGAGAAGAAGCATACAAAACAACACATAGCAAACCACCAGGACAATCTTGGGGGGATTACTGGAAAAGTTATTGAAATTAGGAGAAACTAAATGAAAGAAGAACAGAATGAAAAAACACCAGAACAACTTTTTGAAGAAGTTCTAATGGATAGGAATGGACTATCTCTTATGGATTTATTGGTACATCCAGATTTAAAAACCTTTGTTGATAATTTTGAGGATAACAAATGACTTTCTCAAGAGCAATTCTAGGAACCGATAAGACCAAAATGAACTGGTGGCAGTATTGGGTCGGTCACTGTTTTATGACTGGATGGACTTCAATGTATTACAATTTTCATACCTGGATGGATCTTGTATGGTTTGAGGACAATCAAAAGAACTATACACTCCTAAAAGACGATGAACCCTTTGAGCAGTGCTATCTGACTTTCTGGTGTGATTTGAATGATGACGACACTTATCCGCAAGAATTCTTGGAATCTCTAATGGGACTTGTAGATAGAATAAAGCGAGGTGAAGAAGAGATAATTCCAATTGATGAAAATTACTTGGATAATATAAAAAGAGAGTTATATGGCGAATAAATATGCCGTCATTCTTCATAGTCTTGTAGATAATGCAACAGTCTCTATTCAAGTTTTGGTGAATAGTGAAATGACTGCAAGACAACTGAAGACTTATTATCAATCTTTAAGTATTACTATTTCTAATGTGGAGGTGATTTCAGTATGATGGGACCAGAACTCATAAGACCCATAACAATATAAATATATAAGAAATATAATTTTTGATGGAAGAACTTTCAGAATTATTTAAAATAGTTGCAGAAGAAAAGAAAAAGAAAAAACTAGAGATGGAATCTTTAGTTGGTGATTCTTTTGAAAAACTTTTTATTGAGCAACTGAAACCTAAAAAGAAAAAAAATATTCTAAAGAAAATACAAGAACCCCAAATTGTTGAAGTAATAGAAGTAAAAAAAGATACTTTAATAGAAAAATCATTAGGTCTTCTTTCAGAACCCTCGGAAGTTAAACAGCAAACTGATCCCTTAACACCACTAGATCAAAACTTTGCAACACTTGATGATTTACAAAAGCATTATAGCACTTTCCTGTCTCGTATTCAGCAACAACTCTCTACAGTAGGTGGAGGTGGTGAAACTCGTCTTGAGTTCTTGGATGATATTGATAGGAACTCTGCAAAGACTGATAATTACTTTCTCAAATATGATGCAACGCTCAATAAGTGGATAGGAGATCCTGCTGATGGCGTAGGTATTACAAGTATTGTATCCATTGCAGGAGTTACTACATACTATCAAGCAAATGCTGCTGATGATTATATTGGTGTAAGTGCTAATGTTCCTGTGACGATTGTATTACCACAAATACCTTCTTATGGTAAAAAACTGATTGTAAAAGATGAGGGAAATCGAATAAATACATATAATATTACAGTTCAAGCAGGTATTGGTAAGAGTGTCGAGAATGATATTTCAGTCATTATGAGTAGCAATCACCAATCCTTTAGTTTTTTCTATAATGGTTCCAACTGGTATATCGTATAATGTCTTATAATCCTCTTCCACAACCAGCAGATGTAGTAGTTAATACAGGGGTATCTACAAGTCCTGTAAGTTTTTCCAATCCATTTCCAGTATCTCTTGGTTCTTCCAATATTACAATTACTGGTGATGTAAATGTAGGTACAACAGTATCAGTCACAAGTACTCCACAAGACCCAGTTCATACGCACATCACAGAAGTTGGTTCAAGTGGTATTTTAGAGGATGAAAATATTCCTTATCTTCCAGTTGGCATTTCCTCATTACTGAATACTGTATCAATCTCAAATACAAGTTTTTATATTCTAAATCCAGTTACTTCGGTAACCGTAGGAGGAACTGTATCAATTGCTAATACAGTATCAATCTCAAATACAAGTTTTTATATAACCAACCCGGTTACATCAGTAACTGTAGGTGGAACTGTATCAATTGCTAATACAGTATCAATCTCTAACACTTCATTCTACATAACCAATCCAGTCACTACAGTTGCAGTATCAGGTATTGGTTCTACAGTCACAGTTCAGGGAACAGTAGGAATTGGAACAACAGGGCAAGTATCACTCAACCTTAATAGTGCTCCTGTAAGTTCTAGTAATCCCCTACCAGTCACAGGAAATATTGGATTGAGTTCATCTGGAAATATTGTAAGAGTTGGTCTTGGAACCACAACTATTGAATTGGTAGATAACAATAAACCATTTCCAGTTTATCTTGCAAATATAACGGCAACAAGTAAAAGAAGATTGGAAATTTCTACATACGAAACTAATTTCTTTAATACATTCCAATTCAATAAAGAAACTGATGTTTGGGATGAAAGAGTATCTATTGGAGGAAATTCAATTCATATTCCAACATTAAGTGGAATTGGAATGTCTGTAACTTCTTCTGCTGGTTCTGAAGTCATTCGTCAAACCAGAAATGTAATGAAATACATTCCCGGTAGAGATTGTGATTTAGCATTTGCAATTAGATTAACAAATCCTGTTATTGGAGTTCGTAGAAGATTTGGATTATTTGATGAAAATGATGGTATTTACTTTGAGGATGGTGGAGATGGTGATTATTATTGTTGTGTAAGAAATAGTAATGGTGCATCTGCAGGTATTGGGACGACTACACTAACTAGAATTCCTCGTAGTCAATGGAATGGAGACAAATTAGATGGTAATGGCGTAAGTCGAATTACTGCAGATCCTGATGCTCAACAAATAGTTAATTTTCATTATGAATGGTATGGTGCAGGAAGAATTGAATATCAATTTGTTATTGATGGAACAATACACACGATTCATACTATAGATAATGCGAACAAATTAAAAGGTCCTTGGTGTGCAACTCCATTTTTACCAATTAGATGTGAAATTACCAACGTAACTGGTGCTGCAGGAACTCACTATCTTTATCAGGGTTCTAATTCATTAACCACTAATGGACTTCAAACTAAATCAGGAATTGCTGGTAATATTTCATCTCCAATTACAGGTACAGATCTTGGTTCTTCCTATACTTTTACGCCAGTTTTAAGTATTCGTCTTAAGACAATAGCACTTAAAGGTATTGTATTACCTACATTCTTTCAAGTTGCTACTGTTGATAATACTAATTTATTTTACAGATTAATAAGAAATGCCCCACTTACAAATCCAGTTTGGGTAGATAATCCAGATCCCAATGGATTTACCCAATATGATGTTTCGGCTTCGGGAATAGGAACAACTGGTGTAATAATTGATTCTGGATTTTTTATTACTGGTGGTGGTGCAGCAGCAATTGCATTAGACAAAGAAACCATCTATCAAATTGGTAGGAGTGGAATTGGAACTATTAGTGATACATTTACAATTGCTTGCGCGTCTGCAATTTCAAATAAAAATGCAGTTGCTGCTCTTACTTGGATTGAGCAGAGGTGAGTAGGTAATTAAATCCTCGCAGCATTCATAGCATTCGGATTCTTCCTCTTTCTAATGTCTTTGCTATAATATCTTCCTCTGGTCTTTACAAAAACTCACAAGTACCCTATACTGGTAAAAAGATTTCAAAAAAATGAAAAAGTATAATGATGAATATTTTTCAGTGATTGATAAAAGAATTGGAAAAAAAATTGTAGATTGTGGTGAATATTCGGATGCAATGATGATGTTTGACACAGATCCACACAATCGCCAAATTATTAAAAATAAATTTCTGATGGGTCAAGTTGTTGATATTGAGATGCCAAAGGCACTCCCAACCTCAGATATTGTTGTAAATATGGATGGTGGAGTTGGTGGTTCCTGGAAAGTAAACGAATCAACAGGAAATGGACCTAGTGAATCACTACCACAAATCAAACTTCCAGAAGGACAAAAAAAACCAGTAGTAGTATGATGCAAAATATCAATTGGATTAATATTCTATTAGACCTTTATATCATTTATTATGGGTTCAACTATGGGAGAAATAATAAAGATGAATCATAAGACAACGCTATCAGAACAGTTTCACTACATTTATATCACACTCAAAGAAACTCTAAATATTTTTGGTACACATCTTAAGAATGCCACTTTATTCTACTTCAGACGAACTTTTGTACAATCTTGAAGCAACTACGAGTTCCGAAGCAAAAAGAAAATGGAGACAATCAATCAAAGAAAAATGGAATTATGAATGTGCATATTGCGAATCTTATCAGAATTTAACATTAGATCATATTACTCCAAGATCTAAAGGTGGAAGTGACCGAGTTACAAATGTCTTATGTGCTTGCAGAAAATGCAACACTTCCAAAGGTCATCAAGATTGGTATGATTGGTATATGCAACAACCATTCTTTACAACTGAAAAATTATCTGCTATTATAGAATGGCGAAAGCAAACAAATGATAATGAATACTATACGTATCATCCAAGAAAAAATATAATTTAATGGACACATACAGTATTCGCCCACTGCTAGAAACGGCAGTGGGTATTATCATTTCAATTTTAACAATCCTTATACCGCTAGTTGTACTATTATGAGATTCACAGTTTATTCAAAAAACGGTTGCCCCTATTGTTCTAAAATAGAACAGGTACTACGATTAAGCAATCTGGAACATAAGATCTACAAATTAGATGAAGATTTTTTAAGAGATGAATTCTATTCTCAGTTTGGATTAGGAACTACATTTCCTCAAGTAGTTCTTAATGATCAAGAGCATCTCGGGGGATGTACAGATACCGTTAAATATTTGCAGGAAAATAAAGTAATCTAAATGGAAACAACCTTTTACGAAGTTTATTACGATGTAGAAAAGGCAATTGATTATGCATTTAAAGGTCAGTTTGTATTGAAGTTTTATGATTATTTAAAAATTAAAAAAGTTCTCCTACGAGAAGTTGGAGAATTTATTGAAAGTAAAACTGCATCAAATATTAGTGAGGTTGTACTAGATTTAGATACTTATCTTGAAGGTGGTTCTGATAATGAACATAAACAACTTCGGGAAGCATATGGACATCTTTCAAAACCAGAAGCAAGAAAGATAAGAAATTATTTGTATGACATTCTTAATGATGCATGGAAATACAGCAATGACAAAAAACCAGGACGACGAAAGAAACAAACTAAATAACTCTCGGAACCTCCATATTAATCGGGGGTTTGAGTTGATGCTAAGAAACAATAATAGGGGGGAGAAACCATCAGAACCAAACACATTTCAAATTCGTTTTGGTAAGATGATGTCTCTCTTCAAACGAGAGATACATTTTCAATTTGAATTCTTTTTAGATATGAAAAAAAAGTAACTCTCAAGGAGAATACCAATGGAAACAACAGTTATTCTTACATTCACAACTCTTTTTTGTGTAATGTTTTTAATGATTGGACTAATCGGAGGTTGGATAGTTAAACAGTATCAAGTGGAAAGAATTTATGGTATTCGTAACATTCATCCAGAATTCTTTGACAATAACGGAAATATAATTCCTGACGAGGTTGTCGCGGTTAGATTTGAAGAAGGATTCTTTGATGATGATGATGAAGATTGTGATGAAGATTGATAAATAAACAAGATTGTATTATACTAAACTGAATTGTATTAAAAATTATGCCTGTAACAAAAATAAAAACTGAAGCACCAATTGCAAAACTCCAACCAAATGCATTTCAATATGAAATTTTGGAATTGGTGTCAAAACAAAGAAGTGATGTAAAAAAAGTAGAAGTACTTAAAGAATACCGTAATGATGCTCTGATAAGTCTTTTCATTTGGAACTTTGATGATAGTGTAGTTAGTATTTTACCTCCAGGATCAGTTCCTTATGCTGATCCATCTGATCAATCGTCTATAGGGGGAAATCTAACTGAATTGATTGATAGTAAAGCAAAAAACACCAATTTGAAAAATGGTGCATATGCAGGAACTGAAGAGTTGATGAATAAGCAACGCACATCTCTTCGTAATGAGCACACAAATTTTTATATTTTCCTAAAGGGTGGAAGTAGTACTCTTTCTCAAATTCGTAAGGAGACTATTTTTATCAACATGCTTCAAGGACTTCATCCTTTAGAAGCAGAACTAGTTTGTCTAGTAAAAGATAAAAATCTTACAAATAAATATAAAGTAAGTTGGGATAATGTTAAGGGGGCATATCCTGATATTCTTTGGGGAGGTCGTTCGTGAGTAAAACTGTATTAGTAGAGGAAGAAACTATGCAATGGACACCAGAAGAAAAAAAAGAAACTTCTTCTCGTTATGGTTGTGAAATTCTTTTTGAACGTACTACACTTGCTCAGGTAAAAGATCTTTCTTTACCGAATGATGCTTATCTAATTTTGTACCGTGTAAATGCTGAGACTCATGTAGACTTATGTCGTGGAACTGGAGTTAAAATCTTTGATATGTATTATGACAAGTTTGGTCCTGGATCAGTTCAAAAAATTGAATTTGGATATGGAAGAGTTTCTCCTAGAATATGGGGATATAAAGCACCTGAAGGAAAGAAAAAAAAATGACTGCAGGATTTGATAATAAACTAAAAGTAGAAATTAATTCAACTGAAGTTGATAAACTACTAAAGCAATACAAAAAAATTAAAAAATATATGAAATCTTCCTTGTATAAAGTGAAGAAAATTGATGGAACAGAAAAAGTTGTGTCGGAACTTTTAAAAGAATATGAGGATAATCCTCTGAATTAAATAAATGGGTAAGCATTTTTTATTGAATCTATATGGGTGCTCATCAGTTCTGTTGAATGACGAGCGTTTTCTTGTTGATTTACTGGAAAATTCTGCAGTTGCATCTGGAGCAACTATATTAAAAACAGTATCTCATAAGTTTGAACCTCAAGGTGTTACTATTATTTGCTTACTTTCCGAAAGTCATATTAGCATTCATACTTGGCCTGAGGAACATAAGGCATCGGCAGATATTTTTACTTGTGGGATAGTGGATCCAAAGATTGGTTGTGATATAATGATAGCGCAACTCAAACCAATTGAATATAAACTTAATTATATTCAACGATAAAAAAAAGGAGAGGATTGACATTCTCTCTTTTTTTATGTAAACTGATAAGAGACATACTATTGGAATGAATAACGAACGATTAAAACTAATTGTGAGAAATCTGGATCTTTTGATTCAATCTTTAAAAGAGGAACTTGAAGATGTTCCAGAAATTTCTTATGAGACTACATCCTCATATGTTGAGGATGATGTTGATGAATACTATACTGAGGATGACGAAGAAGATGTATGAAGACATTACGCCTTATGAAAGGGCGCTTGCAAGATTTGGTGATAAGTGTGCTCTCATAGCAGGACTTGAACTTGCTAATAAAATTTCTCCAGAAGAAGCATATCAACAAATAAAAGATATGTATAAGGAATTGAAAAAACTTCGCAAAGCAGAAAAGAAAAATTGGGAGACACCAAACTAATGAAACCTATTAAAGCAAAAGATCTACTGGAACTAGATCAAGAAATGAAAGTTGTGATGATTCGTCAGTCACAACTTCCCCAGACTCTTGTTTGGCAAGCAGGTAAGAATGATTATTCTGAAGTACCTATTCATACGGTGATGCCCCCCGTAGAAAAGGAATGTGGTAAATGGGTAATTGAACATCTACTTGCAAATGAAAGAGGTCATTGGGGACCACTAGAACATCCTGCAATTTCTTTTGATTGTGTTGGATTCGTTCATAATGTAATGGTTCAGGCACGAACTCATCGTGTTGGAGTTTCTTTTGATGTTCAATCTCAGCGTTATACTGGTCGTCGTGTACTGAAGGTTGCAAAGGGTGAACTGAAACCACAACAAGTTTTCTATGTGCGCCCAGAAGGTCTCTACCTGGACCGTAAAGGGCATAAGTATGAATGGACGAGGGAAGACTACGAAAGGCAGTTAAAGTTCTGTCTGGCGGCATCTGAGAGGTATGAGGAGGGTTATACTAAGCGTGGTATGGCAGAGGAACATCTTCGGGATTATCTTCCACAGAATATTCGTCAAAACTTCGTTGTTACATTCTCTCTTCGTGCAGTGTTACACTTTCTGGATCTTCGTGCTAAACTTGATGCTCAGGTGGAAATTCAAGCACTTTGCGAAGGTATGATTCCTGCAATTAAAGAATGGGTTCCTGAGATCTTTAGTTATTATGAGGAGAAAAGACTTCATAAGGCACGTTTGAGTCCTTGATCTAAATACTCATACACATTATTAAAACTTATGGCAATTTATCCAATCAAAAGTAAAGAAACTGGTGAGACTAAAGTGATTGAAATGAGTGTTCACGACATCACACAGTGGTATCAAGACAATCCAGAATGGTCCCGCGATTGGAGTCAGGGATGTGCAACTCCAGGAGAAGTTGGTGAGTGGAAAGACAAACTCATTGATAAACATCCCGGATGGAATGAAATTTTGGATAAAGCATCTAAAGCACCTAAATCACTCGTAAAGAAAATCTAAAATGACAAGAAGAAAAAGAACCAATCAAGATACTCAGTCTGTTGGCGGTGTTCCTATGACTACGAAACATATGAAGCGTAGAAAACCATTAAACTCTGATTTACTTTTAGATGTTCAACCTCTAACAGATAATCAAGGAAAACTATTTGAATCCTATGATGAAGGTAAGCACATTGTTGCTTATGGAGCAGCTGGAACTGGTAAAACTTTTATCGTTCTCTACAATGCACTCAAAGATGTTCTTAATGATAGGACACCTTATGATAAAATATACATCATTAGGTCTTTAGTGCAGACTCGCGAAATTGGATTCTTGCCAGGTAATCACGAAGATAAATCAGCACTCTTTGAAATACCATATAAAAATATGGTAAAATATATGTTCCAACTGCCGTCTGAAGATGAGTTTGAGATGCTATACGGCAATCTTAAATCTCAAGGTACTATTTCTTTTTGGTCTTCTTCTTTCTTAAGAGGAACTACTTTTGATAATTGCATTCTTATTGTGGACGAATTCCAAAATATGAATGGACACGAAAATGATTCTATCATCACTCGTGTTGGCGAAAACTGTAAAATTATGTTCTGTGGTGATGCTTCGCAGAGTGATTTAGTGCGACAGAATGAGAGAAATGGAATTCACGATTTTATAAAAATTCTTCAAATTATGCCATCATTTGATTTTATTGAATTTGGTATTGAAGACGTATGCAGAAGTGGATTGGTTAAAGAGTACTTAATTGCAAAACATTCCTTAAATATTACCATATAAAATGTTCACACATATTGATTTGAATCTCCCAAAACTTACGAGGGAGAGTATAGATGGAGTTCGTTATTATAACATTGGTGAAGAAAATAAAAAACTGGTGTCTATTACCTCCGTTATTAGTCATTATAGTAAAGCAAAGTTTGCAAAATGGCGTAAAAGAGTTGGAGAAGAAGAAGCAAATAGAATCACAAAAAGAGCAACCAGTCGTGGTACTGATACTCATACTCTCATTGAGAGTTATTTGCTAAACGAAGAACTCTCAGAGGTTCAACCAATTTCAGAAATGTTATTTAAATTGGCGAAACCAACTCTAAATCGTATAAATAATATTTACTGTCTAGAAAGTTCTTTACACAGTAAAATTTTGGGAGTTGCAGGTTCTGTCGATACTATAGGAGAATTTGATGGTGAACTTGCAGTTATTGATTATAAGACTTCCGCAAAACCAAAGCCCCGTGAATGGTTAGAAGGATATTTTGTTCAAACTATGTTTTATGGAATGGCTTTATATGAGATGACGGATATTCAGATTAAAAAGTTAGTTATTATAATGACCTGTGAGAATGGAGAATGTGTTGTTTACGAAGAAAGAGATTTAGAAAAATATATGAAACTCGTTATTCAGTATATCAAAAAATTTGTAAACGATAAGTTAGAACAAATTGCTTGACATATAAGGACTAAAGGTTTATAATAAACAAAAGTGAATTAAATTATTGTGCCACTTACGCTCGTTCAATTAATGACTTCTGATTACAATAGAGAATTAGAAAAAGTATTAGAAGAAAAGTTTTTCTGTCCCTCAAGATTTGCTCAAGAAGTTGAGAAACTTGTAGTTCAAGAGAGTGTATCTTATATTG